AAGGTTGAGATGGAGAAGGCTGAATTGGTGATGGTGTAATAGGAGAAGGTTGAGATGGAGAAGGCTGAATTGGTGATGGTGTAATAGGAGAAGGTTGAAAGGGAGAAGGCTGACTTGGCGATGGTATTGATGGTGTTAATGGTGTAGGTGTAGGTGTAGGTGTAGCTGTAGGTGAAGCTGTAGGTGATGGAGATGCTGGACTTGGAGCGCATGGATTCACAGGATTATTTGGATTTTTGGGACTACTTTCTGGAAAACATACATTATCTTGAAAAGCAAAATTTAGACACCATTTGGCATAAAAAGGTAAATCAGCACTTGATCCACTTTTTCTTACTGACCAAAGTTTCCAGGTTCCTACGGGCTTTATTCCATTAAATACACTTAAACTAGTTGACCAAGGTGTAACAGGGAAAGATCCAAGTGTAAACCAATTATCACCTGCACTTGGAGAACCAGTGCAAGTATCCATTGAAATATTGTCGTTTGATTGCAATGTGTTTGGAGACGGTTTGTATGTTCCGCCTGAAACTACTACTGGATCAGCTAATGTTCCATCTGGATTTCCATTTGTGGTAGAATTATTATTTCTTGGTAAATATTTTATAGAATCATCAGAAAAAATTAAATCAATTGTTGTAGTATTATCTACATTGCCAACACGTAACTCATCGCAAATAGTACCACATGGAAAAACTGAAGTATCATATGTTAAAGCGTTTACTGCTGTAGACCACAAGATACAAGATCTAGTAGAAAGTTCACCATCTTGTAATGGAGCTTCTAAAACTATTAAAATTTCTCCTAAATTATTTGGTGTTAGGCTTGGAGCTTTTTGCTTTAAACCAAATCCTTCAAGTTTAACAGTCACTCTATTTAATATTGTTGGATTGGCGCAAGTACTACAAGCAGATTCAGTAACTTCCAATATGCTATAACTAGATACTGTTCCTATGTTAGCACCAGCATTGCTGCATTGCCCAACGCTATCAACAAAATCAATTAAAATAGGTGCAAATCCAGTGTTTATGTCTATGGGACTTAGTTCAATAACACTAGGTATTCCTATTGCTGTAATTATAGTTGGAATATATGGTTCAGTAAAAGTAATTACAGATGGAATTGGAGGAACAACTACTATAGTGCTTGGCACATTCAATGGCCCTAAAGGGCCAATATTTATTGAAGGAAAAACAACTGGAGGAAAATTAATGACTACTGGAACTGGTTCAAAGTTTGGTATATCAATTAAAGGAAAATCAGGTATTGGAGGGCATTCAATAGGAGGAACTGTTACTTGAACAGGTTCTACAAAATCGGGACCAGCACCTCCAGCATTTGCATTATCACAGGTAACAGTCAAACTTGTATTTGGTGTGGTTACTGTCAATAATGGATTTATATCATAACCAGGCGGATAACTATGTACTCCTGTTAGAGCTGTTGTTTCAGAAGTTCCATCTCCAAAATCAAGTGCAAAACCAGTTGTATCAGCATTAATAGAAATATCGTAAGTGAAATTTGTACCTGTTGTGGGATTGAGATCTCCAATATTACAGTTGAATATTACTTCTGGAATTCCATAATCGTCCAAAATCGCTGGCAAATTCTCTAAATTTTCTAATTTCCAAGTTAATGGATTTTGATTTTGTGTACCTTGATTTCCTATAACATTTTCTAAATTTACAATTGCTCTTGCCAGCTGGTTATGGTGTTCTGCCATAACAAAGCCTCTAATATCAGTACCAGCTGGATTAAATTGAGATTTTTTTCCACCTATGCTTCTTATACAATTTTTTAAAGCATTTATTTTATTTGTATATTGGTCGAATCCAACATCATCATAATAAAGTACTTCACCATTTATTGTAGCAAAACCATTATTTGGCCAAATTTCTGGTCTATCTACAGGCACAGGTTTGATATAAATAATAGTATCAAATTGCTCTGATGGAAGTACAGTAACACTTTCTGTGCTATTTTTTACATCAAATAGAGTATAATCCGTATCATAAGTTTTTGGATATACTGGAAATGGTATGTACCCGTTATTCAATTGTTCACCCTAGTTTATTTAGTATTTTGTTAGAAAGTTCCCATCAACCATTGGCTATAATTTGGCCTTTCTGATAATTTGCTAAAACTTAAGTCAATATCACTAAATCTTAAAAATGAATTGTATGTATAATCAAAACTAAGAAAAGCGTTATGATCATTGTCAGTTGTTGCTAGTAAAGTATTTTGTGCGTTATTAAAATCTAAAAAGTTTCTATCTTGATATTGTGCAAATTCAACAGGATTAGTAATTCCTCCAATTTGCCAAGATTCTGTTGCTGTGTCATATGCAGATACTGATCCTGAATTGTTGAAAAAGTACAGACCGCTAGTTAAGTTTACTAATTGACCTTCTAGTTTTTCAGGACCGGCTACATTATTTAATTTTTTGAAATAAAATATTAAATCTGCACCATTTTCAACAGTTTGATAAAAAGAGTTTAATTGGAAAAATGAACCAACTCCGCTATTTCTTACAAAATACCCATTTCTATCTCTCCAAGCGTATCTATAAACAGAAAAATAACCATATAGACTATCACAAGCATCATTAAACTCTGCAATATTTTGTTGAAGTTCAGAAGCAGCTGAAATATAATTATTTATTGAAAAATTATAAGATGAAGTAGCATTAGATAATTGATTGTATATAATCATAGTTTGATTTGTCAAACTAAGATTTACAGGTTGTGTAGTTGGATTGCCAAAAAGGAAATATGTTTCAAAATCTTTATTAAATGCTATCCAGTTCCAAGGTCTAACAATATTTTTAATTTCAGCATATGATTCATTGAAACCATTATATTCGACGATTTGAATTAATTCTGCTGAGGTTGGTTCTACGCCGTTTCTACCTGTCGCGTAACAAATATTTGATGTTCCTGCATATCCACTTGATAGAGAAGATGAACTGCTTAGAAAAGTATTACGACTAAACTCTCTGATTGCTTGTTCAGAATTAAATGTATTTATTAAAAAATTATAATTACTTGTTATATTAAGACTTGCATTTTGTCTTGTCTTGAATGCTTCACTAATAAACCCAAATTCACTTGCTCTGACAACACTAGTGCTATAAGAATCAAAATTATACAACCATAAATTTGTTAGTTCTATAACATTTACATAATTTGATAAAACAGTATTTGTATATGCTAAAGAAACAGTGTCAACTCTTAAAACCACATCATAAATTCCACCAGATGAATATAATAAATCTGTAGATTGAGTATTTGTGTGTGGATAATTATCGGACACTAACCAAGTGTAAGTAGTAATTGGGTCAATTGGTACATTGTTTTGATTTACTTCTTCCCCTGAATATGTTTTACCAGTCAGTGGATTTATACCAGGAGGTACAAAAATTGATAAAACTGTTTCAATAGGAATTTTTATTTGGTCATTTACAATTTGCTGAAATGTTGATAATGTATAATTAATAACAGCAAAATCTGGTGCAGGATACTTTACATTTATATAAGCAGGAAATTTAAGAGTATCACTTCCGTATTTATTTGTTACTTTGAGAGTAACATCAAAAAGTCCAGGTCGTTGATAAGTGTGTGTAGCATTTCCAACATTACTTGTTACGCTATAATTTATTTGACTAATATTATTATCACCAAAATCCCATGTGAAAGTGATTGGATTATTTTCAATATTTGCGCCAAGTCTAAAACTCTCATCTGTAAAATTTACCGTTAGAGGTACAACTCCTATTTTGTTATCGGCAGAAAACCAGGCTTTAGGCATATATGCAATGCTATATAAATAATTAATTCTTTGATTTATGTTACCTTTATACGGCATCATAGCTTTTTCATCAGCCAATCCCAAATATTCTTGAATTAGTTTTATTGAGTCTTTTATTGCATTATGATGTTCTGCCATTACATTTTGTAATACATGAGTTACATTTTTTGGTTTATAACTATCAATAAATCCACCTAAGATAGTAATTCCATCAAAAGTTACATCTGTTTTTGAAGTATAATAAAATGATATGATTCTTTTTTGTGGTTCGCTACAATTTTCAACTAAAGAAATTAATCCTGAATCTGGAAACAAATCCATAATTGTTTGATTTAATTCAACTGTAATCGAAGTATCACCTGGATTATAATCTTGGCTTAAAACTAATCTAAGACTATCTTTTACTTCATATAAATTTGTAAAATCGTCAACTGCATTTGGAAAATTAAGTGGAACCAACATTAAAGCACCTTTATTGTTGATGAAGCAGAAATTTTATTTGAACCTAAATTTGTTGTAATCAATAAACTTGGTGTATATGTTCCTGGATTTACATAAAAATGATTTGCATAATTTATAAGTGGATTAGATTGATTTTCATTACTTCCATCATCAAATATCCAAAATCTTGATTGAATATTACCATCAGTTTGATCAGTAAATTTAAAATTTGTAGCTTGTATGCTAAGTTTGCTGGCAGTTTTAATTGAATAACCCGTAACTGGAGAAACATAAAATAAAAATTTAATTATATCATTACTTACTTTTATGTAATTATTTTTTTTAGCAAAACCTTGACCGCCAATATTTGTGATTGCTCTACAACTTACTGAGTAAACTCCCTCTGTTAAATAGGTATGTTCTGGACTTTTTTCTAATGATGTTCCTCCATCACCAAAATCCCAGAAAAATTTATTTGCTATTTCTGTAGTAAAATTCTGAAATTTTACAGTTAGAGGTGTTCTCCCTGATCTTGGATTCGCTCTAAATATTGGTTGTGGATTATAAAATTTTCTTTCGAGTGCAGATAACCTTGAATTCACAGCAGTAGTATCAATATTGTCTGATGCACCTAGATATGTTTCTATATTTATTATTGCATCTTTTAGTGCGTTATGATGCTCTGAAAAAACTCCTCCAATAACAGGGCAATTTATTGGCCAGTTTTGTTGTCTAGTACCAGCATAGCCTCTAATTAAATTTGTAAATGTATTATCTGTTTTAGCATCATAATAAACAAATTCAGGAACAGCTGCAAATTTGTCTTCTAAAGTTATTCTTAAAATGCCTTTTTCTGGAAATGATTCAGTTGAATTTACTATAATTGAATTTGATCCATATACGCAACTTTGCAATAAAAAGGTTTCACTATTGTTTTTCGCAAAATATAGTGTCTCGTAACTATCAATTGCAGCAGGAAATACAGATAAATCGCCTGGTAAATAGCCACCATCATAACTGCTTATCTTTGTTACCATTAGTCAACATTTTCCTTTGAATATTTGTAAATGATTCTACCAACGATGTCTTAATTTTACTATTATCGTCAAGACACATAGTTGATTTAACTAACTCATTATTTATTGGATGGCCTAATAAAATATTCAAATTTATTTCATTGCTAAACTTGTTTTCAAAATATTCCTTTTGTGCTTTTTCATCATTGAAATCAACATATTTAATTTTTGAGATTAATTCGTTGAAAATACTAACAAATTTTTTACTTTCTTCTTCTAAACAAATTTTCTTTTTATGCAATTTAGCGAGATTATTTTCCAAAACAAGTATTTGTCTATTTATTTTTTTTATTTCAATAGTTTTAACTACAATTTTTACATTTGTTTCATTTTCTTTATCTGATCTTTCAATAAGTTTTAATGCAATATCGTCTTTACAATTTTCTATTTCTAAATCTAAATTTACTAAACTATCATATCTTGCTTCAATCTCTCTTAGACATTGCCACGCTCTACCAATATGTGTTGGTTCTTTTCCTATGATAAATTTCTCGATTTGAAAATCACTATGTCGTTGTGGTGCTGGAAATTTTTCTAGTATTTCTTTACAAATCTCAATCATTGATTTCTCCGTTGTTATAATAATAGAGAAATCAAATGATAATTTTAATCAAGTGGTAAGTCAAAATCTATTCTAATAATATCATCAATTTTAAGAGCAGTATCTAGAAAAAATCCTAATCTATCTTCTGTTTCTGTAAATTTATTATATAGCCAATGCTTAGTATTAGGATCTGTAGAAGCATAATACACAGTTGCATCAGAAAACAACCTAGTTCCATTTACATAAACTCTTAATGATCCCTCTGTATAAGGAACATTAAGACCAGTTAAATAATTTACATAATCTGGAGTTAAATTTTTGCTCAAAGGAGTAATCTGATAAAAATGTCTGTGAGCATTTTGTAGTCCAACAATAACTTCAGCTGATACTTTATTTGGTTCAGAAACAGTAAAACTTATTGTGCTACTATTTTCAAGTATTAATGGTCCGTTATCAAAAAATACAACTTCTGAAATTTTATCAACTTGAATCCAGAAATTTTTGGCTTCATTTTGAATTAAAGCAAGTTTTTCTCTTTCACTTAAAGTCATTCTTACATAATCGACACCATCAAAATTTCCATCTTCATGCGCGCCTATATTGTGCATTGCCTCATCAATTTTATAATTTTTAAGATCACCATTTGGCATGAGTGATTGATTTAGTCTTGCTGCTAAAGATCCAGTACTGCCAATAGCTGACTCTAAAATATTTGTATTTATATCAACAGCATTATTAATTAAGTCTTCTCTTTGAATTAAAGCTTCAAGAGGAAGATTATCATAAACCCAATAATAAGGTTGTAAAGGTTGATAAGATGGAACAGGAATTAAATTTATATCTGGCATATATTATTTACACTATTAAATAAAATTTACTCTCCAATTCCAAACTATTTGTATATCACTTGTTTTTGATAATGTGGGAAAAGTTGCCATAGAATACAATACATCATTATTCAAAACAAGAGCCATTTCTGACAATCCATACCCATTTGCGTCATCAAATCCTAACACAGAAGTAAAAATAGCTTGAGAAGAATTGTTAGAATCAATTGAGCTAATAACACTTTTGCTTGCTCTTGTGATGCCAAAAAGACCTGTTCTTTCTGGATTAACATATCTAATCGTAGTTCCGTCTACTCCACCATCACCAAAAATCATTCTAGAAACGAAGAAATCAAAAGATTGTCCTATATTATTCGTTAATGCTTGAACTACTGCTGATCTTCCTCCTAGCAAAACAGTATTCTTAAAATTTATATCTGTTACCAATCCATCTTTTGTTATGATTTTACCATTTACAAGTCCAATTGAAGATACTGATTCTGTTATCATAGTTCACCTTTGCTTTCTGTGCCATCTTTCCTTTTAATAGAATAACTAATTCCCTCAAATTGCTGAGAAAAATCTTGTGGTTGACCATTTTTTAAGTTTTCTCTTGTTTCTTCTTTTTCAAGTAATCTACTGGCTACATATAGAGACATATTATTTATTTGACCTTGTATTAGTTCTTGACCACTTCTGTCTATAAAATTATATTCATCACCCATGATATTAATTGGATTTTTAATATATCTATAAAGAATATAAGAAAATGTGCTTCCACCATATGTTTGTGTTCCTAAAGACACAAATTTACCTGTTAAATAAACATATGTATTAGGTCCAACAGTTTGTTCTTTTACTATTGCATATTTTGTACTATTGTGTTCAACAAGATAATTCTCTGTAAAATTACTGTCTTCTAACGCATTTGGATCATTTGGAGAAGTAAATGTTGGCCATGTTATAGGCTTCAAAATTTTAATTTCAGAATAATTAAAATTACCAGTTGCTTCTTTTATCAATCTTTTCAAAAACTTGCCAGCTACTAATGCTAAATCTCCAGAATTCCAATTTGAAATATAAAATTGTAATTTATTGCTTTCATTCCATCCCACAACATCATATTGTTGGCTAGTAGAATCTAAGTAAAAATAATTATTTTCAGTAATATATTGAGAAACATCCTGTATTCCAAGAGATATTGGTATTTCAACTCTACCTCTATGCTTTATGTAATAATTACCAGTAGTACTTGAAAATATTAGATTATTGTTATTATCAACTAAATTATATTCTAAGTTTTGTATATCATTGTTGTAAAGTGTTCCATCATCTTCTAAGATAAGTGAATTATCATCAATATTGTATATATTGTAGTATTTAGATAGACTTGTGATATAAACTTTCCAACATGAATTAGAATATCCGTATATTACATCCCAAAGAGTCTTTATAGGATACATAACGAAATGTTGTGTTGTATCAGATAAATAATGAATATTGTCCTGAAAAATATTAAAATTAGCTGAAGCAAAAATAATATTTGATAGTCTAAAAGTAAAATCAGAAGTATTTAAAAGTTCAGGAATAGAACCAATTGCTACTTTTGCAGTATTTGTTATTGGATCTGTAATGCCATACTCACCAGCATTTATATGTGGAGCAAGAACTTCCAACATATTATTACTAGGAGAATTGTCAAGTCCTATTGATGACAAATTATATAAAGGAGCAAATAATCTTACTTCTTCATTATATCCAGTAGTTGATCCAGTATCCTCTGTAGACGAAGATGCTAAAACATTTCTTAGCACTTGGTTTGTGTAAAAAGGTAAAACCATATTCCTGTTAAAAGATGAATTGGCCTGACCGCTAATAGTAAATTCATCACCTTCATATTTGATCAATATTTGAATTGATTCAACTGGAGGTACTATAATATCATCAAAATAACCAACAAATTTTAGTGTGTGCAAAATTGCATGAAAAGGCATAAATTGTTCTAAAATTTCTTGTGCTTCTATTAGTCTTGTATTTGACAAATCTTGAATTAATAAATCAACATTGTAGTATGAACTTATTGTGTTTCTACATGGCTCTACGAAGTTTTTATCAATATCTTTTGGTTCATATGAATCTCTTAAAGATCCATTATATTCATCCATGTTATAGGCTTGTTCGCTATATGGAAATTCTGTTCTGATTTTACCAAACTTGATTGGATCGTAAAATGGATTTTTCACATTTATAATAGTTGAAAATAACGGATCATTTTCTTCGATTACATGAGTGTTCCAGTCTTTTTTGGGAAACTCAAATGTTCTGTCATCTCTTGTGTCTGCCAATTGTAATGATAAAATATAATTACTTATTTGAATTTGAGTTTCATTTGCAAACTCTTTAATTTGATATGTAAGTTTTATTCTGTCGCCTGCTTGTAATTCTTTTCCTTTCCAAACTAAAACAGATTTTCCAGCGAATGTGATTATTTCACAATTAGATAGATTAATTTCTTGATAGGCTTGTGTATTGTTTTCAAATTCCAACTTAAAATGCTGAACATTAATTGGTAATGATACTTTGTCCAATGTCCATCTAGTTTCACCTTCATATGCAAATGATTCTGTAAATACAAATTCTGAACCAACTAACCATAATTGACTATAACTTAGCAATCTTATACCAGCATCATCTAAAACTTCTCTAAGACCTTTTAATGTACCTTTTTTCTTGTTCAACGGAATTGATTTTGCTACTTGTTTTCTCCATCTTGTAGGATCAGTGCTTCTTAATGGCGTATTGAACATATTAGCCAAATAAATTAAAAGCTGATCCTGTATAACATTTGCATCATACAAATCTATAATTTGATTTGATAAATTTTCAAGCATAGTAAATCCATCACCTATGCTTTTATTTGTTTTTTCTAAAACATTAGGACCAATATCATTTGCAGCATATTTTTGTTTGTACATTTCAGGCAAATATTTTGTAAGCAAATCAAAATATTTCTTTGGCGGTGTTCTGTGGCTAGGTAAAGATGTAGTACCTTTAATATCTGACTCTAAATAAAATTTTTGATGAGCTGATATTGTGTCTCCATTCAAATTTGGTTTGTATTTATAACAAATAAAATAATCACCTTCTCTTACATTTTCGGCAGTCCACTCGAACATGAATCTACCATATGCAAAACTTTCATTTGGTGCTGGTTTTACTATAGGAAATTGAATTGAATTATCACTTTTCCACAATGGTTCACTTTCACTTCCTTTATTAAAAACCACAACACTATTCAAATAGTAGTTGTTAGATTCAATTTGTGAAGTAAGCAATCTAGATTTTGCATCAGCAGCTCTTTGTAAATTTTCAGGAGTTGGATTAATACAAGCAATATTGTTCAATCTGTAATATTCTGTTTCCAAGCCTTTTTGACTTGAAACATCATCAAATTCACTAAGATTAGGATTAGCAAAGTCTCTTTGTATGTAATAAATTGTAATATTAACAAACGCATAGGGATTTTCAGTAAAGCAATCTTGTGCGTTTGGAGTCAATAATGGAAATAAAACAACATCATTAACTCTCGGTAGTTCTGTATATAATTTAATCATCACATCACTCGTATGTAAAATTAATTGTTGTTGATTCAGGTCTGATAATTTCAAAATATCTTGTAATTACTTGTTTACCACTATTATTTGGATTTACTGTAGCAAAAAATATGTCATATCTCTTTGGTTGCTGCAAATCAGACAGAGCTTTTATTACATCTGTGTCTCTTAAAGGCTGTCCATAATCCCAATAATTAAGACTAAAAAATGATGTTATTCTATTGCTAATCTGTGCTTTAATTTCATCCTGGAACTTTTTGTAATATTTATCAAGAATTACATTTAGTGAAGTATTTACATAAACAATTTCTCCATCCTTTACATCAACATAATCTGTTATCATTTTATTTTCTTTGATATATTGCTCAAACTCATATTTAAACTGAGAATTAGCCTTTACAAGATTAAAATTATTTTCCTTAACTAGAATAAAAAATTCAATAATATTTGCCGAACATCCACTATGTCGTAAAACAACATTAGCTTTACCCATAGAACCATTATATGGAGTAGTGAATAAATTGGCGTAATTTTTATAATCTGTTCCACTTACACATCTATTTTGCGTTTGTGCATAAATAGGCAACTTGTATCTAATGTCATCAATGCTATCACCAGAGAATCCAAATTCTCCTCTTGTGTAATTTGATAAAGAAACTACAGCATTGAAAACTTCACCATCTATCGGAACTAATGCTTCAGCAGATGCAAAATTACTTATTATATTTCCGCTAGGCCCACCACCTACTCTGTACACAACTTTTATACTTGATCCAACAGTAGGAATATATCCAGCTCTATTACTGCCAAAAATAATAAAAGCAGTGTAAGTTGAATCAAAATCAACTCTATATTCTCTTCTAGCTTGTGAATCTGTAAAATATAATACCTGTTCCCATTCAACACCATCTACAAACACTCTTATTGAATCAAACAAAACTGGATTAAATGTACTTGCGTATGTCTGAGATGGACCGCCTTCAGAAGTAAAGAAATCTGTGTAAGTCCGTCCTTGTATTCCAACAATATTACTGTTAATAAGTTGCCCAGATGGTATTATAATATCCTCATCAAATATTGGTCTATTCAATGGGTCTGCACTAAATAGTTCAATCGTTGTAGCCTGATCTGCATTTACTATATCAACAACATATGGAGTTGGAATTCTTAAATCAACATTATAAGTGTTTGCTATCCTCGCGCTCCATAAAGACTTTCCTGCTACTGGTGGTGTCGGTCTAAAACCAACTAACTGAGCAAGCCTAAATGCATTATCAAGTTCTGTAACTGTATCAATAAACACTTCATTAGCTAATTGATCTATTTTAAATGATAAAGTATCAGCTATGAAAGCCCAGTTTTCAATCAACATTATGCCTAATGAAGATTCAACAAAATCATTAAACTCTGATCCAAAATTTTCTTGTATGTAATTAATTAATCTTGTTTTAAGTGACCAAAAGTCTTGATTTGTATAATTTAACGAAAAAACTTGTGGCTTGCTTGTAGATGCACCCACTTTGTATGGTGTTATATCAAAAGGACATTTTTCCATCACACACCCCCAAGTGGTATAGCTAAAACTAAATTCTGCACATCATTTATCTGCTCAGGATTTACAAATTGTATTTTCACTAAAACTCCCTGTTCATTAGTTACAATAGTATCTGAATTAGGATCTCGTTCCATCAATGTTTCAACTGTAATTTCTGTAACTGTAATTCTTGGCTCCCATGTATCAATCGCACTTATAATTTCATCCCTAATTTGATTGTTTAAACCAACACCACTTTGCTCAAATAAATATTTTCTTAAATTTGTTCCATATAAAGGCAACATGACTCTATCACCAGGATTTGTCATGATAAGTTGAATCAAATCACCTTTAATATTGTTTTTTCCTTTTTGGGAGTAATAAAATCCCAAAGGATTAGTTGTTACGGGAAATTGAAAACCACTTAGTTCCATAATTAATTACACCCAGGAGGTAGTTTTGCAGTTCCAGTTACATTTCCTTGTAATACTCCTAATTTACCAGCATATACATTTGTATTTCCACTTACAGCAAGAGCCTTTGGCAAAACTAATGAACCTAAACTAATTCCTTTAGCTCCAGGTCCACATGAAGCATAAACTCTATTACTTATTCTTAAACATCCATTTTGATATACAACTACTGGAGCCAAACCCGGTCCTTTCTTTATTTCATTTTTCTTAACTGTTTCATTAACTACTGTATTTATATTATTTTTTGAAGAAATATTTACATTTGCAAAAAATTGATTTTGTCTTTTTATCTCGTAATCATTACCAGCTAATAAATAAATTTTGTCAGTTGCTTGCATTGCGATCACTTTATTTGATCTAATATAATAATCTTGTTCAACAAAATCTACTCTTTTCTCTTTAGCATAATTGACAATACTTTTTTCAGTTGCCAAAATCATACTATCGGTAGATTCTATAAGTATATTACCTCCTGCTCTAAGTCTAATATATCCTCTTTCTGGTAATTCTTGTAATTGGAATAAATGTGGACCTTGTTTAGAATTTTTTTGTGGAGCAAACATGGATATACTCTGAAATTGCGTTTTACTTTGAGATTGTGCATCTGACATTTTAATTGCTAAACCATATCCTGTTTGAATTGTTATACTAGCATTTGTTGCTTTTGATTCAGGTTGTGTACCATCTCTTCTTGGTAATACTTTTCTCTTATTGCCCTCATCAGAAATTTTAATAAAGTTATTACTTGTTGATCTTATTAATATTCCTTGATCTTTTGAAGCTTTATCATCATATTTTTTACCTTCAACAGCATCACACAAAAATATTTCATTACCTAAAGCAGATTTTATTTTTATTCCATTTTCATCGCCTCGTACCTGTTTGCCATTTTTTCTTTCTATATCATTTAATTGTATCAAATGCCCAGTTGTTGATTTCCAATATGACCTACCCATGAATCTATCGTTACATCCAAAATCAAAATTTTCTAAACTTCTTTTCCATGACATATTTCCTCTTGGTTGATCCACACTATCATCCATAACCAAAGTATGTCCAGATATTGACATAATTTGTATACCTGATTGTGGTAAGTCAGCAGTATTGTTTTGTGGAGTTTGTGGTCCTTTATATGGTCTACATTCATTTTTATTTTTGAAAAATGGATTAGTACCTTTTTGAGTTCCTATATCAGTTTGATTTTCAGATTCTCCTCCAATAATATTTCTTTTTTTAGTATTGCAAGTTGTATCTTCATTAGAACTTACACCTGGTATAAGTTTGTCTAATCCAGTGTAATTAAAACTACTTTGCTGAACTTGTCCACCATTGTTAATAGTATTATTATTAAATCTAGTTATATCTGTAGCACTATATGGTTTAGGATTGGGCACAACTTTGTTATTATATTTAATGCAACTCGTATCAGCAATCCGTTTTTTATTTGGTTGACAATCTGGATGTGCCCATTGCCCGCAATAATGTAAATGATCATCTTTAAATATCATCCAGTTGCCATTACCGCTCATTATTTCCATTCTTTTCCATTTACGATTACATTCAAAATCACCATCCACCATTTTAATCATGTGTTTTTCAGGTGTTTTGAATCCATAAATATTTGGCAATGTTTGTCTTAAAGGTGCAGTTGGGTCTTTATCAACATTTTCTAATGAGTCAGTATCAAAAGCATTATATGATTCAGTATTCCAAGGTGGCAAAACTTGAGAACCATTATCTGGCCCGCAAAAATAACCATCTCTTACATTTTTGCCATCATAACAATATGCAAATTCTGGAACTGGTATTCCGAAATCATTTGCACCTGTTGGTCCTCTAAACCTTGTCCATGTAGTTCCAAGATAAAAAGCACTACCATTCAAACCATTTTCAAAAACAATAAATACCTTAGAACCTGCAGGAGGCACCCATGATAATCCACAATCGTCAAATCCTCCTAAAGAAGAAATAGGAGCAGCCCAAGGTAAACTATCTGTACTTATTGTTGCTTCATCTAAAAAAGGTGTGTAATACTGTATTCTATTTTGTTTCCATACATCAAATGTTGAAATTACTATAGCAGAATATACACCATATCTCATATTTGTAGAACCAAACATTCTAGCCAAATCTTCAGTATTTTGTTTTAAATCACTAGCATATTTTTCAAGCTCTATGATTCTATTTTCTAATGCAATAATATCACTGTCATTCATGGTCAAACTCCAAATTACGATGTTTTATCATCAGGCAACATTCTTATTTTTAATTTAGTTTCCCACTTGCCTTCTGAAATTTCATGATCTACACTTTTTACTTGGCAAAGTGATTTTGAAAGTATCGCGTTAGTAGCAGGTTGAGCAAGCCAATATCCTGTGTTTGTTTGCCCTTTCCAGTTGAATTCTGTCTTAATACTAAATGGATTAACAAATATAACGGACAAAACTCCACCAGTAATAAAGTGAGGCCAACAAAGTCGTGGATCGCCTTGTATTACTAAATCTGCTTCTAATGCACCAAAATTTTCAGTAATATTTTTTTGTGCTTGTATGTTTGCTCTAGCAGACTGGGTTAGTTTTACTCCAACATTTTTTGGTGATTTGTGTGTAAGTTGAGAATCCCTTACAGCAGATTGTGTAACTACTGTAGCTCCAGAAACAGGTTTTTCTTTTCCATCAAAACAATCTGGGATTTTATAAAACTTTGGCCCAACAGAGCCAGACGATCCTGCACCAGTATTATTTGCTATTGCTGTGGTAAATTTAATTTGTGGGCTGAATGAGATTACAGGACTCATATCTCCACCATTTACAATATAAGTTCCTAAAAATGTACTGTTAGCTGCTGTTTTACATTTATATCCATAACTACCTTTACTTTTACATTCATCTATTGGACCTTCAACTAAATACAAAGATTGTTCAGGGTCAGCAGCGTTATAAAACATATTTACGCCTCTACCCCTGTCAGTTAAAATTACATCTAAGTTCTTTCTAATTGCATCAAGAGGTGTGTCATTAAACCCAGGAAATACACCTCTCGGACCTTTAGTTCTTGCATTTTCAAAATTATAAGGCGACCATGAACCATCAGGATTTTTTCTTGCTGTCAACACTTCTCTTGGTTTTTTAGGTACTTTACAATCACCATTTAAATGCCTACTAAAAGCATCCATCATAAATTGTTTTTGTCTTTGGCTACCATATGTTCCTGCTGTACTTTGATTCTTTTGGTATGAATCTGGAGTACTTGTATGAACTTTATACTTCCAAACACCACCTTCATAATTCACTTCGATATCAGTTACAGAAAAATATATGTAAGGTCCAGTAGTTCTTACAAATTTTGTAATATTAGCAAATGCAATGCTGTATATTGTTGTTGCTCCGCTACTACTAGTAAATATCCAACCAAAATCAAGTGCTATGCCTAATTGAGTCCTTGCTGATAAATTACCAGGTGGAGTAGAAGACAAACACCCATCTGTAACAAGTGAAGCATAAAAATTCACAAAATCATTACCAGAAGTATCAATAATTTCAATTACAGCTGTTCCTTTATTACTAATGCCATAAGACATAGATTTAATACTAGCAGATCTGTTAGGCCCAGATAAATTTCCTGTTGTTATTGTGTACCCATAGTCTCTTGCTCTAGAGTTATTATTTGCTGCAAAGTTTTGAAATCTTAAAATTATGTAAGGAGCATAACTTTCAAATTTTAAATTCGGTGGCATTCTACTCACTGCTGCAGTTGGCAATGGTTTAGCAATAGCACCACAGAAAGGAAAATTTGGTATGGGACCAAAATTTGGAGTTGTTGTGTATCTCGGAGTGTTTGGTGTTGGCATTATAGCACCTGATTTGGTATCCTTATTGTTCTTCCTGCAACAAAATCCTTAATATCATAAATTTGATTCACTTCCATAATCAACCACCAAGAATCTGGATATCCAAAAACTTTATTAGATACCAAATCTGGTCTGTATGCATATCCTTCAGGGATAACTAGAAATTTATCAAACTGAGTTGTTCTATCTCTTCTTTTATATGTTTCAAAAGTTATTTTTTTATCTTCACCATAAGAAATTACTTTGCTACTAGTATATCTTGATGTTGGTGTTACATAATTTGAAGCAGTTGATGTTGTAACTAATTCTATAACATTTGGCATTTTATACTCCGATTTGAAGAATTCTACTTGCTCCTGGCAAGTATCTGGAATCATAAACAACTTCAAAATTTAAATTCATTGTGACTTTAGTTGGCCAATACAATGAATTTCCATAAATTGACCAAGGTTGATCTGTTGGAAAATCTAGGCTATAATCAGTTAAAATAACAGTTAGTTCATAATCAGCCAACAATTTGCCACATTTGATAGAAAGAATTGGAGGAGGAATATAAGGTAAAATATTAGATTTATCTTCTTTAGGATATACACAAGCCTCTAAAGTTCTCACTGTTTTGATGTATGCCAGTCGATCCTTTTCTTCTTGACTCCACATTGTAAATTTCCAACCAATTTTTCTAGTTGAACCATTTGAAAACGCTTTTACAGGCACAGATCTACCCATTGCGTTTTCCTCTGTATATGTAGCAGATTTTTGATCAGATATTTCAGGTAAGTTATTCATGTAAATTCTATCGCTTTTGCCGTAGTGTGCTGTTTCTATTGATACTCCTGGCACTCTAATATAGCAATCATCTAATATTTGTAGTCTACCTACATAATCTGTTGCAAAAGCTGTTCGTTCCATTTTATATTACCCCGTCCTTATTTTGTTCCTGATGTAGTATCACCACCTACAAAACAACCTTGTTGAATAGATGTATTTCCTGAACCAGATGTTAAAGCAGAATTACTTGTTACTACTGAGCCTCCACCTAATCCTGTTTTGTCACATATCTGTTTTAATAAGCCAACTGCACTTTCTAACTTATCTAATATTGATTTACTATTTTCTTCTTTGACATTTCCAGTTGCATTACCAGCATTTGGTACTGTATTGTTTACAGTTGTTTGAGTAGCAGGGTTCAACGGAGAGGTAGCAGAGTTTGATACAGCAGGAACTTGTGCTATTTGTGCAGCTGGTGGAGCTTTAGCATTTGGTACTTTTCCTAAATCTTTAAGATCCATCCCAGCAATCAAGTTTTGCGAAGTGGCAATTTGATTACCTAATTCAACCATCTTCATCAAATTATCTGCTGTGCCTTGCATCACTCCGACAAGTCTAGTTAAATAATCATTTGAAGTTGAAAAATGTTCTATTAATCCAGATTTGCTGAAATTAGCAAGACTTGTCAATTTCTTTGTCAAATTATCAATATTACCAACATCTAAAGTGCCAAGTTGCATATTTAAATCTGTCACAAATGATACTAATGTTGGAATAGCACCCTTTGCAGCTTCTAAAGTTTCTTTTACAAATTCAATTGATCCAGGATCTAATTCACTTTCTAAAATAGGTTTGAATATTTCTTGTAATTTTTTAAATAGTTTTGAAAATATGGTTGGATCTAGCTTTTTCATAATATCGTCAATCACAGATCCTAGTTTATCACCAGACGCTATAGATGGTGTCCTTGGTTCTTGATTTGCAGCTCCACCACCTGTTTTTGCTCCAAAGAAACTTGCTACACCACTTGTAATACTATTCCACCAACCAGTAATTCCACCTACAGCCGGTGGTTTAGGAGGGGTTACTCCACCAATTTCTCCAGCAAATACATTCATTAAATCAACAAGACTCTTGATTACAGTAACCATACCTTTAAGTATTTTAGAGGCTTCTTCAATGTCACCAGAATTGTATTTCATATCTGATTCAGAACCTAAAATTGGTTCTAAGATACTTTGATTCATAAATTTTAAAAATTTTGGTATGCTTTTTTCAAACATACTTCCAAGTTCTGGTTTTGTAACATCTGTTATTAATGTGTCTATTTGGTCAGCTAAATTTTTATCAGGAGTTCCATTTTTAGAACTTTTAGCAAAAGTTAAAACATCTGCTAAAGTACCAAATGCTAATAAGGCGTGTGTTAAGTTTTTAATAGTTTCAGCAGTAAATTTAAGAATTTCTGATGCCTCAACCATATTATCAAGATTTAATTTTTTATTTGTGTCTAATAAAGGTTCAAGTATTTTGTCATTTGTAAATGTTAAAAATTTTCCTATAGTCTTTCCCAATTCTCCACTACCTTCTAAGAAGGTTAAAGTTTCTGTCATCTTTGTATCAGTTTCATTAACTTTTTTCCATGCAGGACTAGACATAAACATGGTAAGTTCATCAAAACTTTCAAAGGCATTTTTAAGATTTTTGAATACTGGACCTATGACTGATAGTATTTCATTTGCCTCACTTAGCTTATCTATGTCAACACTTTTGATGTTTCCTATAATAGACTGATTTATAAAATTAATAAAGTTTCTTAAAAATGTTTTAAGACTTGGGCCTAAATCTTGTCCAATATTAACATTTGCATCACCCATCATACTTGTCATCTTCTTGATAGCACCACTTTGATATATTTCTGCAAAATCAGTAGAAAAACTCTTCAATAAATTGCCAACAGAAACAGCAGCTTCACTTACTTTTGATAATACTTCTGAAGATGATTTTATTTGACTTACACTAATTTTTGATTCGGAAATTGGCTTGATAAAACTTTCCAAAATAAAGTCAAAAAACAATTTTGCTGTATTTTTATTAGGGTCTTGTGCATTGTTTTTCAAATCTAACAACATCTTATTTGTTGCAGGATTCATAAAAACTGTTCTTTTTGATGAGAAATTATTTAAAGCTTCGCCAATTTTTGTAGTAGATTCAGCAATAGAACTAATTTTTTTCGGTAAACTATCAGCAGAAGGAACTTTATAAAAAGCAATTATCATATCTGTTACAATTTCAGCAAAACCATTTATTGATGTAACTATTGTTGATTTATTTGCTTGTACATTTTGTGAAAATGAATATAATGGTCCTCTTGTCCAAGTTCCAATAGAAAACTGTTCCAATACTTTTGTAAATGATTCAAGACCTTTATGAATGTCACTTACTGCTGTAGCTGCGTCAGTAATTTTTTTAGTCATACTGCTATCAATATTAATAGTGGCAATTTTGGGCGCAATTTCCTGTAATAATGATCCAATTGATTCGAAAGCTCCACCTATTAGTTTTGCTAATGGTTTTACTTCTTTTGTAAATGTGCCAGCTTCCGATCCTTTTACAGCTTTTGTTATCTTATTTGCTCCTCTTTGAATTTTTGGAACATTATCAGCAAAATCAACCATTATTCTTGCAAGGCTTGAAGATACTTGTGCTATTGATTCACTATTTTTAATAACTTGACCAGAAAAAGACACTCTCGCTGCAGCAATAGCAAATTCTCTTGACAAATCAACAATTACATTAAATATCTGCTTTGACTGATCTCTAATTTGAGACTGTTTATTTACTATTTGTTGAGCTTTGCTAGTAGATGATCCAAATATAGCAAATGAATTTGTAAATACAGGCAATACTTCTGATGAAAATACTTTAAGTGTATTTCCTACTTGTGGCAAAACAGAATTCAAAGTATCAAAAGATTTCTTTAATATTTTAAAATCTTCATCACTGTATCCCTTTGATTTTACAGAGTCTACAATACTATGAATTGAACTAAATATTGTGGTAAGAGAATCAGATATTGCCTTGTCATCAATTCTTATTCCAAAAAATACTGAAGTTAATCTGCTAAAAGACAAATCTTTAACAATATTAGCAAATTTTTCAAAAACTGTAGAAATATAATACATGGCTTCTGCTATCGGTTCAATAGTTTTTGCCATATCTTCAATTTCAGATTTCTTTTCTGATAATTTTTTATCTTTAAATACTTTTACTAAGTTCTTTATACCATCTGCTATATTACTAAAACCACTAGAAATAAAGTCAAATCCAAATGCAGCATAAAAAGCTGCAACACCAAAAGCAATACCATTACCACCTAAAGTCCTAAGCGCTGGATTAATTACGTTAAACGAATTACTCATTGAATCTACATATGGTGAAAACTCTTTCATAAAATTAGCTGTAAATTCAATTACATATAAATTTTCATATACTTTTTCAATTTCAGGAGCAAGATTAGGTAATTGATCATTTATTGATTTTAAACCAGAGATTATACCTGCAAGTCCAATCGCAGCAAACCAAGCATTAGTTCCAAAACCAATACCAACATATGCGATCAAGGCTAGTGCAATAGTTCCAACTACTACTGCCAAACCCATCATAAGTAACGCAAAGCTAAGTGATAAGAACTTTTCTCCTATCATATTAATCGCATCTAACGGTATTGCTGCCATAACTGTAGCAAGTCCAATCATGAAGACAGACAAAATTCCTACACCAACAATAAGACTTATAAAACCAGGTGCATTTTCTAATGTTTTTTCCATGAATTTAGCTGCTAATTTTCCTACAAACACAATACCAACAACTGCTCCAATTAAAGCCAAACCAATTAATGCAATACCAGCAAGTAATAAAACAATTTTTGCTACAACTTCATAAATCATTTCTAAAGTAATATCATTTGATTCAAAAATTTCATGTAAGTTAAGCACACCCATAATAAGAAAAGGCAATGCTATAGCCAAAGCAATAAGAGCAAGTCCAGCAGCAATACTACCTGCAACAATATACTGCATACCAGCAGCCAAAGCAGCTAATGCTGCCAATCCAACTAAAGCACCAACCATTGCTGCTGCTATTATTGTTAAGCCTAAGAATAAAACTCCAATTTTTATTGAAGCTGAAAGAATTGCCCCCATGTCAATATCAAATGCATTAACTGCTAAAGCTAATGCAATCATCGCCACAGCCAATAAAGCTACAATAATTCCTAATACAATTAAAGTACCGGAAGCAGGAATTGCTGCCAATGCAACTTTGTCAATAAGTGAAAATGCTCCTGCCAATGCTGCTACTGATAAAGCTATTAATGCAAAAGATGCAGTTATTAATGCAACTGCTAAAGATATTGTTAAGATAACTGCAGTAGCACCTATAATTCTTGAAATTAACTCGGCTGGTGAAATAACAGAAGTTATTAAAAATGATATTAATAATAATACAGCAGCAATAGCAGCAACTGCAATACCGTAACCAGCTAGTGTGGACAAGGCTTGTGGCAGATTTGTCAATGCACTTTGAGCAGATTGTAATTGTGTAGCCAACATTTTTACACCAACAGACAATCCATATATTGCTCCACCTATTATGGCTATGACTACACCAATAATTGCAAACTTAGCAGATACAGTAAGCATATCTGTTAAACTTAAATTCATTGCTTTCATTGAATCTGCTAAAAACTGAAATAGAGAAACTAAAAAAAACACTATTTGTCTGCCAAATAAATACAAAATCAATCCAATAACTACTAGTTTCGCTCCCAATCCTAACATATTAACCGAGAAGAAGTTACCTATAGTAGTATCAAAACCATTTAAAACATATGCTAATGCACCAATAATTGCTCCACCTATTGTTAATACTTGAACTAATCCTCCAGCAACAGTAATGCCTTCAGAGAAATTAAAGTTCATGGCTTTAATCATGTTATAGACAAAACTTCCAAGAGCAATTACAAATCCTATTAGCAATGGAGCAGCAAGTGAAAGAAGTAATCCTATTCCAACGAATTTGAGTAATCCACCTAAATTAAACTTACCTCCTGTTTTCTTTTCTGATTCTTTTGTGGCTGAATTAATAGCAAATATCATAGCAGCTGCACCTAGTATCAAAACAGTTATAGCAGCAGTTGCAATAAGAATATCTGAAGCTTTCAAATCAAACTTTTTAATTACATACCCAATTAAAAGAGCCATAGCAGCAGCAAGTAACAACAAAGGTCCGATCACAAGAGCAATTTGTCTTGCTGATGTGCCTAAAGTATTTACAGCTTGTTGTAATGTTTGCGGGGCACCTTTTGCTCCTTGGTTTGCTGCGTCTGCTCCTTTTACTGCTTGTGTTGCAGTTTTATTTTCTCCTCCTGCTTCTCCCCTTCCGCCAAATCCAGATGTCATTCTTTCCATGAGAGAAGGTTTTGTACCGCCTGGTTTTCCATCTTTTTTTCTCATAAATTGATTTAAAGTCTGCTGTATTTCAGCTAATTTCAATGTAATCTTTAATCCAACAACAGAAACTGCAACTCCTAAAGCTAAAATTCCACCAACTGTTGCCATTACTCCAGTAATTGCGCTTTGTGAATATGATCTGAACATATCGTTGTATTCACGAAGAACTTGTTCTGTAGCTTTCATTGGATCTAGTTGGCTTTTTTGAATTGTTGCTAATTCTTGTTCGCCTTTTGTAATTTTTGCTGTCAATTCTCTTAATGCTGTAGGATCACTTACTGCTTTTGCAATTTCAGATGCATCTATTTTGATTCCTTCTTTACCTGCTTTTTTCAATCCTTCATTAATAGAATCAATACTTACTTCAATTGATTTTCTAGCAGCGTCTATTCCAGAAGTAAAAGTACCTCCCATAGCTGTAATATCATCTTCAAATTCTGACTTTCGTTTTGAAAATGTCTCTAATGCCTGATTCATGTCCTTTGCGCCTTTTGCAGCTTCATCTAAAGCTGTAAGGACTTTCAAGGATTGACTAGTTTTAAGTCTTCTTTGTTCTTCCAAGAGTTGAATTTTTTCTTCTGTTGTTAAGTTTTGATTTAATTTTTTCTGAATATCTTGTAGTTTGTCTCCAAATGTTTTTCCTGTTTCTTTTATACCTTCAATTACGCCTCTTATTTCCCCTAGTTCCATTCCAAATGCAGTCTTCAATTGTAGGTTCAAAGTCAATTTCGCTTGATCACTTAGTTGATCAATTGCTTCTAAACTTTCAACACCAAAACCTTTAAGTACATTTTCTAATCCTTGTCCCAGTTCTTTAAGACCTTTTTTGCTTCTGGTAAGTGTTCCCATCTGAAGTTCTGCAATTTTACCCATATTACCAGCAGCAGCATAAAGT